ACATGCATCCATAGGCAACGCGGATCTGGTTTTCGCGTGCGACCCTTGCTGCGTTAGCAACAGGGGTTACAGGCGCCCACCAGATCCAAAAACCTCTAGAAGAGCAGGTACCGACAGTGTCGGCCACTACACCCACGTTTACGTGGTTCTTTTAGAGTCGTGCGTGTTTTATTGAAGGCTTCTTTGCCGCAGATATGCGACTTAGTCGACTGTCCAATGGACAGTCTTGGCCTTCACTACAACATATCCTCCTCTCTTCCGAGTGGAAAACTTCACCTCAGGTTCGCGTGGAATGTTAGCGAAACCAAGCCGTGATAGTTCAGACCTAAAGGTTCTTTTCCTAAAGGTCCGAACATATCTAAGCTTGTCTTCGTCATCCCACCGATTTGGGGGTGCTGCTAATTTGCTGAACTTCTTCAGCCAATCGGCATACCTCAAATCGTTGTCCCTGTTTACTCTTTCGGTATACTTGAAAGAGCAAAAAAGAAAGGTGAGTTCACCGTGCTGGGAGCGCACTACCTTAGACAATCGTGTCGTTGGGTAGTTGGCTCTAAACCTTGCAAAATCGCTTGCGATTTTCAGGCCAGCATCATCGGGAAAGTCAGAAGGCACAATCTTCAAACTGAAGTTGTACTTTCTAAACAAACCTAACCAGCACTTCCAGAATTCCTGGTGATACAAATAGTTCCGTTTGCCAAAGCACATTACGTACTTCGACATTAGACGGTTTCCTATAATGTACAACCAAGGTTCCAAAGCGCTGAGTCGGTTCGAGGAGGGGGCCTTTAAATAAAAAGGCCTCACGTCTATACCACGGAGGTAATCACCCCCGCAGCTCTCTCTGAAACGCTCTTTACCATAAAACGATTTATCATCATTTATGATAAAACCAACACTTTCCATGATTTGAATAAAATCAAGGGCAATGTCGGATGGTACAATGCAGTCGTCCCCAAATACAGAGCACAAGTGTCGATCTTTCCATTCTGGAAAGTGACTTAGTGTACCCTGCTTTTGTAGACGAACTGCAGTTGCGAGCGTCCAGAACACGAGAGTCTCTAGCGGAAAAGTTACCGCATTTCCCATTGTTGAAAACATGGACAGTGAAACCTGATCCCCATTAAGGGAGATCGTCTCACTGCGAACCATGTCACAACACTCAAACCACATAGGAGGAATTAACCACCTTAATAGTTCGATACTCACACAATCAGAAGCAGAGCTCCAGTCAATGGTCGCCTCTTTCGAGGTTATAGACGCATTTCTGGCCCTGTTCTTATGATGCGAGGGTAGAGTCTCGAGATCCAAACCAACATCCTTCATACGATCGTACATCATGTTCATCAAACCTTGCTGGAGAAACATATTTCCAGTAGGTTCGACGGCAATCATGCGATCAATTTTGGAGTTTTTTGGGACTGTTGTAGCACGTGATCCCTCTACTATGTCGTACCATTCGCCGATCGGCGTCCTGTCATTATGATAAATGATGGCAGACTTCAACTGGTTGTCGAAGCTGTGGTACCTCTGTAGTATAGGGAGAGCCCGCTCTGTTACTGACATTGGCAATGAAGATTTAGCCTCAAGAGATGTGTCCATAAAGGATACACCAACTGAGGTACCGGTTCCGTGCTTTGTGGCTCGGAACCATTCGTCTTCATCAAATGGAGCCAATATCCAGGACATCAACGCCCGTGCGCGTAATAAAATACAATTACGTTCACCATGGCGTCGCTGGGGATACCGCATGTCCTCACTGGGAAGGTTTAACCCTTCCTTAGTGAATTTGGACATGTGGGTATTCACCTTTTCAAACTTCGAAAAGGCGAGGTCCCTCAGAGCCTGGTCTTTGGTAGAGGTCGACACATATTTTTTGTCGATCTCATCCATTTGCCTTGTCATTAACAGACGCAGCGGGTCATAGCTGTTATCCCCGTACTCATGTAGTTCGGGTGCTATGTCACGTATAACCGCCTTACATATCTGCGTTTTGATATGGTCAGGCTTAAAGATCTTAGCTTTTCTACTCATTGGAATCTCCAATTAAGAGAAGTTAGTGAGTCAAGGTAGCTCTACAGGCCTATTAGGCCAGCTAACCACTCCTTGATTTGATTCTCTTCCCAGAAGAGCGCGAAAGCACTCCAAGGGATGATTATCAAAATTAATGTACCACGCTTTCGCATGGGAAATTAATTCAAGGAACAGTCAGAGAACAGCTCGGAAAAATCAGTGTCCATTATCATTTGGACCATGATTATCTTAATCTCGTCTATACCAGCCGTATCCGTTTCCGGATCGACACTGAGATAGACACCGCCAGTGTTAACAGTTACGTTACCATTGGCGAGAGTAAGAGGAGATTTATATAACATCTCCGCCCTTTGCTGAGTAGAACCACCTGGCGCGCTTACTGACGGCTTCGGAAGTTTAGCTGTAGCAACAATTTCTCGTCTTGTACGCAGATCATCATCTGCAGTACAATACAAGGCATTGCGGCTACCCTGAACTCCGTTCAACGTCTTAAACGTAATCGCGGACCCACCTGTCGGAACATTAAAAGTTGCTCCAGACAGAACGCTTGCATTATCTAAGGACATGCTAACTCCTTTGTGGCTTAATAACCACGGGTTTGTATGACCTCACGTCATAATAGACGTGACACGATAATCGCGCAAAGGTCAGTTACTTTAGTTACATTATCGATTAGGCCTGTCTTATTAAAGACGGGCATTGTATCGGCAATGGACGGTAACCATACAGTCCTATCATATGTAAATTCAACGAATTGCACATGATCGGGGTCTGTTATGGTACAATCGAGCTCTCCATAACCCCAGTACTCATTATAGCACGAAACAGTGTGCTGTTTATCAGTACGAAGAGTTAACGAAGCGGCAAGGATCGACACGCGCGGATCGGCGAGATTAATTAAGCCTTTAATGGCATTCTTTAAATTAATCACGCGATCTACCATAAACGACAAGGGTATTAATTCATACCCCGTCGATGGTAGATCTTTCCACCGTAAACCGAGCCTATAACGCCAATCATCTATGGGGTTAGTGACCTCATATAGGATTGAAGCATGTGCATTAACCAGCCAGAGACTTTCATGTTTGAATTCATAAACATGGGAAGCCCCTGGAGCTGTTTGATGCAGAGACGACGCAGTGCTTTGCTTTTCAGAAAAGCCATGTGCCGTTCTTCTCGCAGGCCGCAAACTTTCATCCCAAAGGACCCATGCCTCCATTGCGTTCTCTACAGAACGTATTAAAGGCAAGAGTGCGAACTGATAAGCCATCCACGCATCGGCTAAGGCTTTCGCCTTATCCGTTACATTGGATGCGTTTATCGCTCGCTTCTTTCGGGCGAAAGATCTTGCAATACCTGCTATGCTAGCCAAGGGTTTGCGGAGGAACCGTAAGGTTTCTCCTAACTCTCCCAAGTCTTCGCCAAACTCGTGTGGTGTACTATCTACGTTACCCAAAGCAAACTGCTTTGCGTGCGCAGACACATCAAACGTCGGCGACACAGCTAAATTGCGAT